AACGTGACCTACTCAAAGTAATTCACTATGCTATGCTTCTGCTTAACTTTGATGGTCACTACAGTCGTACACAGAACGGTCTACAGGAGTTTAAATGAGCACAGTCGCACTTTCCCAAACTACTCTGAATATTCTAAAAAACTTCGCCACGATTAACAATGGCATTATTATCAAAAAGGGAAACACATTACGAACCATTTCCAACGCTGAAAATATCTTGGCTGCGGCAAATGTGGAAGAGTCTTTTCCTCGGACTTTTGCGATTTATGATCTCAATCAGTTTCTCGCTGGTCTTAGTTTGTTTGACAATCCTTCTCTGGTCTTTGACAATGCTGATTATGTTACTATCAAAGACGGACGTAGCCGTGTCAAATACTATTTTTCAGATCCTGAGATTACGCTCAAGACTGCTCCCGACAAATCGGTAAAGTATCCTGGTTCAGATATTCAGTTTACTCTGTCTGCTTCTGATATCGCTGCTATTCAGAAAGCAACTGGTATTTACAAACTGCCTGATTTGAACATCAGTTCTGATGAAGAGATTGTTCTTTCAGTGCGTGATAATGAAGTGTCAACTTCCAACACGTATGATATTGTTGTTCCTGGAACTTTCGAAGGAACGCATTCTCTTGACCTAAAGGTTGAGAATATTCGCCTCCTTCAAGGTGACTATGTGGTTGGTGTTTCTAAGCATCACATTTCTGAGTGGAAGCATCTAAACCTTGACGTTACATATTACATTGCGCTTGAACCTTGATGAAAAAATTTCTGTGGGTGGAGGAATATCGTCCTCATACTATTGAAGACTGTATCCTCCCTGATTCGTTAAAGAAAGTATTTACTGGATTTGTAGAGCAGGGAGAGATTGCTAATCTCCTTCTGTCTGGTCCCCCTGGCGTTGGCAAAACTACAGTTGCCAAAGCATTGTGTGAAGAACTTGACCTTAGTTACATTGTCATTAATGGTTCTGATGAAGGTCGTTTCCTTGACACGATTCGAAACAAAGTTAAACAGTTCGCATCAACTATCAGTCTCACTGGTGGTGGTAAACATAAAGTTGTTATCATTGATGAGGCAGATAACACAACACATGATGTTCAGCTTTCTCTTCGCGCATTTGTTGAAGAGTTTCATAGCAACTGCCGTTTCATTTTCACCTGTAACTTCATCAACAAGATTGTCGAACCCCTCCATTCCCGTTGTACCGTCGTTGACTTCCGCACCAAAGCGGGCGAGCAGCAGAAACTCCAAGCGGCGTTTTTCGCCCGCTTACAGGGCATCCTAGACGCCTCTGGCGTGGCGTATGAGGACAAGGTGCTGGTCAAACTGATTCAGCGTTACTACCCCGATTGGAGGCGTCTTCTGAACGAAGCACAGCGCCACTCAGCAAGCGGTTCCCTTGACTCTGCTGTGCTCTGTGATATTGCTGACGTTAATATTGACCAGCTCATGCGAGCGATGAAAGGTAAGGAATATAATGTTGTTCGTCAGTGGGTTGTAGATAATATGGATAGTGATCCCAACACTATCATTCGCAAAATCTACAATGCTCTTAGTGAAGTGCTGGAAGGTTCTTCTATTCCTCCTGCTGTGTTGGTGCTTGCTAAGTATCAGTATCAGATTGCCTTTGTGGCAGACCAAGAGATTAACCTTCTCGCTTGTCTAACTGAAATCATGGTGGAGTGTAAGTTTAAATGAAATCACTAAAGACCCCTCTTCGTTATCCTGGTGGCAAATCTCGTGCCATGAAATACCTCCTCCCTAGGATGCCTAAGGATGCTACTGAATATCGTGAACCTTTTCTTGGTGGTGGCAGTGTAGCAATCGCGTTCACAAAAGAATACCCTGACATTCCTGTGTGGGTGAATGATCTTTATGAACCCTTGGTAAACTTCTGGCAGATGCTACAGACAAGACCTGATGGATTGTTTGTTCTCCTGGAGGCATACAAGAAAGAACACTCAACACCAGATACTGCCAGGGAACTTTTTAACTACTGTAAAGAAGATCTGAACGATAGTGAGAAACCAGAACTTTGTAGAGCTGCTGCTTTCTATGTGGTTAACAAGTGTAGTTTCTCTGGTCTGACTGAATCATCTTCATTCTCTCCACAAGCAAGTGACCATAACTTTACTATGCGAGGTATTGAAAACCTTCCCAAATATTCTGAACTAGTTCAGAACTGGAAGATTACTTGTGGTCCTTACTGGGATATGATGATGACTTCTGCTCCTGTAGGTACATTCTGGTTCTTTGACCCTCCTTACGATATCAAAGATAATCTTTATGGAAAGAAAGGAGAGCTACACAAAGGATTCAATCACGAAGAGTTTCATGCTTGGATTACTCAGGGGAATGTAAAAGATAAGTGGATGATTACTTACAATACCAACCCAACTCTCGTAGAGTGGTATGATGGTTACTATCAAACCAAATGGGATTTGACCTATACTATGCGTTCAGTGGGTGACTACATGAACGAGCAAAAAGACCGCGCTGAACTATTGATTACTAACTATGACGAAACCATCTCTAACGGAATATTTGAACTCAATAAATCAAAACAAGAAGTCGGTAGTTATTGACGAGGAATCTGAAAAAGCATATCCACCTTTTATCGTCAACAAGTGTCTTGCTGCTTTTCACGATACAGTTCTTTTTGCTAATGAGATGAATATGTATCCTCACTTGGACAAGAAGTTACAGTATGACTTTTTTATAAATAGTATCAACCCGCGCAAGCGGTTTTCGCCGTGGGCGAAAAAATCTCAAGTAGAATACCTTGATGCGATTAAGGAGTATTATGGTTATAACGACGATAAAGCTCTACAGGCATTGAGAATTTTATCAAAAGATCAACTTGAACACATTAAAAAACTTGTAGACAAAGGTGGAAAGAAATGACTCCTGATATTGAAGTAGAATGGAAGCAAGCTGATATGGTTGAGGTGACTCTCAATGAACCTGATGATTTCCTCAAAGTTCGTGAGACCTTAACCCGTATCGGTGTAGCATCTCGTAAAGAAAAGAAAATCTACCAATCTTGCCATATTCTTCATAAGCAAGGTAGATATTATATTGTTCACTTCAAGGAGCTGTTTGCCCTTGATGGAAAGAATACAAATCTTTCAGTGAATGATGTTCAACGTAGAAACAGAATCATTCAACTGTTATCCGATTGGGGATTGATTTCTGTTGTTAAAGCAGAAGCAATCGCTGATGTTGCTCCGTTGAATCAAATCAAAGTTCTTGCTTTCAAAGAGAAAGATGAATGGACGCTTGAAAGTAAATACAACATTGGTCGCAAAAAGACCGAAGTAACCGAATAATTTTGTAGGGAGTTCCACACTCCCTTTTTTATTGCTTTCTGATATATAATAATGAAGACGCCTTCGGGGTCTTAAACAAACTCTCGCTTATTAAGGAGAACTAAAATGACAAACGCATATACTTGGGATGTCTATTCCCCATTTGGAGTTGGATTAGAAAGCATTTTCAACAGACTGGATGCCATGTCTGGGCACAATACTAACTATCCACCTTACAACATCATCAAAAATGATAGCTCTAACTATGAGATTGAAGTCGCTCTTGCTGGATTTAAACCAGAAGAGATTGAAGTCTCTACAGAACAAAGCATTCTCAGAGTTGCCTCTAAGTCTGAGAAACGAGATACTGAAAGAACATACCTCCACAAAGGTCTCTCCAAACGTTCCTTCAATCACTCCTGGCAACTATCAGAAGATGTCAGAGTATCCTCTGTAGATTTTGCTGATGGATTACTAACAATCTCATTGGAAAAAATTATCCCAGAGCATCAAAAGCGCACGATGTATAAAATTGGATCTGGTAGTAAGCAACTACTTACGGAAGGATAAATAGACGCGGGGCAACCCAAATATCGTCGGCACGATGGGCGAGACTGGCAACTATCAGTCTTGCCCTATTTTCTTTTTTGTGCTATAATCAAATTATCATTAGGAGAATTATATGATTCCGAGAGTTATGATTTTAAATTCTGGAGAAAGAATAATCTCTGGAGTTTCTGAAGTAACTGATGAAAATGGTCAGGGTATTTGTTTACTTCTTAAGTGTCCGTATATTCTAGATATGGCACCAACAGGAGACTATAATACAGATGGCAATCCATCTCAATTTTCTATTAACTTTACCAAGTGGTTTGCGTATTCTAAATCAGAAGAATTTCGTATTCCATATACTTCGGTAGTTGCTTTGGGTGAACCAGAAGATGGAATTCTTGATGTATACATGAAAAAATTTGGAGATAAATTAAATGACAACAACACCGTACCAACCAGTGATTCAAGTGATAGTTCTGAAGGATCGGGATTATCTAATAGCGGAGATAGAAGAAAGGGAAGAAAGTCCAGAGTGTCTTCTGACGAATCCGTATCGGATTCTTGATTTAACTTATTGGGATCATTCCAACGTAGATTATAAAAGCGTTCGTAATCCTGATGCTCTCTTTATTAGTGAAAGCACGGATAAAGAAATTGATAGGGAGGGTAATGAAATAACAGTTACTCAGTCTGATTATATTCTTTTGGAGAAATTTCCCAAGTATACAAATCAAACACAAATCTACATGCGAGCAGATGACATCCTCACCATTTGCGATCCATCGTATTCTGTGTTAGAATACTACCAGAAGACCCTGGGTTGACGACGCATGAAGTTTTATACGAACATTGAACAGGCGGGGAATCGTATCCTCGTTCGTGGTTATGAAAATGGTGAGCGTGTTCAGTATCGTGTAAACTACAATCCCAAACTGTATGTGCTTAGCAATAAGCAAACAGATCATAAGAGTCTGGATGGGCGCTTCCTCAAGGAAGTCTCTCCAGGCTCTATTAATGATTGTAGGCAATTTATCAATCAGTATGAAGGTGTTGAGGGATTTGAAATTCACGGAAATACTAGATACTTGTATCAGTACATAAACGAAGCATATCCCGATGATGAGATTCGTTTCGACTCTTCCCTCATTCGCACATTTACTTTGGATATTGAAACTGGAGCAGAAAACGGTTTCCCTGATATTGAATCGGCAGACCAAGAGATTCTACTCATTTCTATCCGTGATTCTTTTACAAATCGTATCACTGTCTGGGGAAGCAAGAGTTTCCAGAATGAAGACAGACAGGTTGATTACATCCATTGTAACGATGAGACGAAACTCCTTTCGTGCTTCCTCAGATGGTGGCAGGAGAATACCCCCGACGTAATCACTGGTTGGAACGTTCAGCTATTCGATATGCCATACATCTGCCGACGTATGGATAGAGTGCTGGGTGAAGATCACACCAAACTTCTATCGCCTTGGAAACTAATCTCATCGCGTGAGATTTTCATCAAGGGTCGCAAACAGATTGCGTATGATATTCCTGGCATCGCCACGTTGGATTACCTTGAACTTTATAAGAAGTTTACGTACACCAACCAAGAATCATATCGCCTAGACCATATCGCATCTGTGGAACTGGATGCCAAGAAACTTGACCACTCTGAGTTTGATACTTTCAAAGAGTTTTACACTAAGGACTGGAATAAGTTCGTGCTGTATAACATCCACGACGTTCGCCTTGTTGATCATCTGGAAGACAAGATGAAGTTGCTTGAATTGGCATTTACTATGGCATACGACGCCAAAGTAAACTACGAAGATGTTTATTCTCAGGTGCGTATGTGGGATAACATCATCTTCATCTATCTGGCGAAGATGGGCGTTGTGATTCCTCCCAAGAAAGATAGTGTCAAGGATGCTAAGTATGCTGGTGCTTATGTGAAGGAACCTGTGCCTGGTATGTATGATTGGATTGTGAACTTCGACTTAAATTCACTGTATCCTCACTTGATCATGCAGTATAACCTGTCCCCAGAGACCCTCCTGCCGCGCCGCAGCAGCGTCAACGTGGATATGCTGCTGGATAAGGCATTTGATACCAGCGACCTCGTAGGGGAGACCCTGTGCGCCAATGGGACGCACTACACCACCAAGTTTCAGGGGTTCCTGCCCAAGCTGATGGAGAAGATCTACGAAGACCGAACCATCTACAAAAAGAAGATGCTTGCTGCCAAACAGCAATACGAAAAGACTCCAACGATTGAGTTGAAGAAAGAGATTGCCCGCTGTAATAACATTCAGATGGCACGTAAGATCCAACTCAACTCTGCTTATGGTGCTATCGGTAACGAGCACTTCCGTTATTATAAACTTGAAATCGCTGAGGCAATCACTCTTTCTGGTCAGTTATCTATTCGCTGGATTGAGAGAAAGATGAATGCTTATCTTAACAAAGTTCTAAAGACACAGGATGTTGATTATGTTATTGCTTCTGATACTGACTCTATGTATCTTAACCTTGGTCCTCTGGTTGAACGTGTATACGGAGTACGAGAGAAAACTCCTGAAAGCATTGTTACGTTCCTTGATAAGGTCGCTTCACTGGAACTTGAGCAATATATTGAAAGTTCTTACCAAGAACTGGCCGACTATCTCAAAGCATACGACCAGAAAATGAAGATGAAACGCGAGAACATTGCTGAGCGTGGTTTCTGGACCGCCAAGAAACGCTATGTTCTCAACGTATGGGATAGTGAAGGTGTGCGTTATGCCAAACCGAAGATGAAAATCTGTGGTATGGAAACAGCACGTTCTTCTACGCCAGCTTACTACCGCGACAAACTGGAACAGGCGTATCGTATCATTGTAACCAAAACTAACGATGATGTTCTTGATTTCATTAACGAGATCAAGGAAGACACCAAGAAACAGAACTATCTTAACATTGCTTTCCCTCGCGGTTGTAATGGTCTGAAGAAGTATCGCAGTGCTGCTGACATTTATGCTAAAGGCACTCCTATTCAAGTAAGAGGAGCATTACTCTACAACTATTACGTTCGTAAAAACAATTTGGAACACAAGTATCCACTTATTCAAGAAGGTGAAAAGATCAAGTTCATCTATCTGAAGACACCAAATCCTATCCGCGAGAATGTCATTTCTTTCTTTCAACAACTGCCGAAGGAACTGAACCTTGACAAATACATTGACTACACGCTACAATTTGAGAAGAGTTTCTTTGAACCGCTGAAGAACGTGCTAGAATGTATCGGATGGCAAGCGGAACGTAAAGGCAATTTAACTAGTTTTTTCTTTTGAGGTATTATGAGTTTCCTACAATCTGTTATTAAGGAGTTAGATAATGAATTCGCAAGTGTTGTTGAAGATGGAGTCGCTGCTGGTGACTGTGAATCGTTTGTTGATACTGGTAGTTTCATTCTCAATGCTCTTATTTCTGGGAGCATTTATGGTGGACTTCCCGCGAATAAAATCACAGCCCTCGCGGGCGAATCCTCAACTGGCAAAACTTTTTTTGCTCTCTCAATATGCAGGAACTTTCTCAACAACCCAGACGCTCAGGTAATCTATTTTGAAACAGAGTCAGCTATCTCAAAAGATATGATGACTTCGCGTGGTATTGATGTGAAACGTGTTGGTTTGGTTCCTGTTACTACCGTGCAAGAGTTTCGCACTCAGTCTATCAAGGTAGTGGATGAGTATATGAAACTTAAGAAGGAGGATAGACCTCCGCTGCTTTTTGTGCTAGACTCTTTGGGGATGCTCTCAACCTCTAAGGAAGTGCAGGATGCTACGGACGGCAAAGAAACCAGAGACATGACTCGTGCTCAGGTAATCAAATCTATCTTCCGTATTCTGTCACTCAAACTTGGGCAGGCAGGTATTCCTCTCATTGTTACCAACCATACATATGAAGTGGTCGGTGCTTATGTGCCAACCAAAGAGATGGGTGGTGGTAGTGGTCTGAAATATTCTGCCTCGACT